CAGGTGAAACTTTCACAGCTAGATACAACCACGAAACAATTGCTTTAGCATTTGCTATCACTGAAGAAGCAATCGAAGATAACCTATACGATAGACTTGCTGGAAGATACACAAGAGCTTTAGCAAGATCTATGGCAAATACGAAGCAAACTAAGGCTGCAAACGTATTGAACAACGCGCAAGTAACTACTGTAACAGGTGGTGACGGAGTATCATTAATTAATGCTTCACACCCTCTTGCAACAGGCGGAACTTTCTCAAACGTTCTTTCGGTAGCTGCAGACCTTAACGAAACTTCACTTGAGCAGTCATTAATTGACATTGCTGGATTTGTCGATGAAAGAGGCTTGAAAATAGCTTCTACAGGAAGAAAAATGATTATTCCAAAAGAACTTCAGTTCACAGCGGAAAGAATCATGAAATCTCCTATGAGAACCGGCACTGCAGACAATGATATTAATGCGATCAATAACATGGGAATGGTTCCAGAAGGTTACAGAGTTAACAACTTCTTAACTGATACTGATTCATACTTCTTGTTAACTGATGTGCCTAATGGACTAAAAATGTTTGTTAGATCACCGATCAAAACTGCTATGGAAGGTGACTTCGATACAGGTAACATGAGATTTAAAGCTAGAGAAAGATACTCTTTTGGATTCTCTGATCCAAGATGTATTTTTGGTAACGGAAATTTACCAACTAGTTAATAGTCAATAACCTAATCGGTTTTAGAGAAGGGGCGGTGTTTTACATCGCCCCTTTTTTTATGTATAATTAAAATACCTAGAAAAAATTATTATGTAGACTGGCTAGGCAGACGGTATAGAGACTACATAACAAAAGCTATACAAAGGAGAATATTATGGCAAATACTACTTTTTCTGGACCGGTAAGATCGCAAAACGGTTTTCAATCTATTGGCCCAGGATCAACTGTTGATTTAACTTTAGCAACTGATTTAACTGTAGCTGATCATGCAGGCAGAGTTATAACTATGGATCCAGCTGGAACACCAACTGCGATTACGTTACCAACTATTAATGCTACAGCAAATTCAGCAGTAGCTGGAGCTAATGATCCAAATAATCCAAACACTGTTGGAACTACTTTTGAAATTTTCTTTAAAGATAATTTTACAGGTTCAATTGCAACTGATGGAACTGATAAATTTGTTGGTTCAGTTATGATTGGTGTTAATGATGGTTCAAAAAAAGCTTTTGTACCTGCAGCATCAAACGACACAATAAATCTTTTAGGTGAAGCTGGAACTGGTAATGCTACTAAAGGTGGCCTAGCAGGTTCTAGAATTAAATTTACTGCAATCGCAGACAATCAATATATGGTTGAAGGTTTGTTAATTGGTGATGGCACAATTGCTACACCGTTTGCAGACAGTTAATAATTAATTAGTGGCTCCTTCGGGAGCCACAAAATATAGGAGAAAATTATGTCAGGTGGAGGAAGTTTTACATCAGACCAGTCGGTGGCCCATGCTACAGCAGATGGTCAACTGGTTGCTACAGGAAAAAGAGCCAGAGTTACATATATTCAAGCAGAAGGTGCAGCAAGTTCTTCAGTTGTTTTAAAAAGCGGAGGAGCTTCAGGAACAGTAGTTGCAACATTTAAATTTGGAACTGAAGGTTTAGATATATATGTTCCAGGTTCAGGAATTTTATTTGAAGAGGGAGTTTATTTAGATTTAACTGCAACTCCAGGTGTAACTATTACATTTACGTAAAATGAATAAAAGCGGGCTAAAAGTTTTAGGATATAAAAGGGGTGGAGATAATATGCCCGCAAGAAATAAAAAAAATTTTAGGCCAACTGAAAAAGGGGCCGGAATGACGAGAGCTGGTGTTGCTGCGTATAGAAGAGCTAATCCAGGATCAAAATTAAAAACAGCAGTTACGGGGAAAGTAAAACCAGGATCAAAAGCCGCAAAGCGTAGAAAATCGTTTTGTGCTAGAAGCGCAGGACAAATGAAAAAATTTCCAAAAGCAGCAGCAGATCCAAATTCAAGATTGAGGCAGGCTAGAAGAAGATGGAAATGTTAATTAATTTTTTTAAAAAACTTTTTGGATATGATATACTAGAGAAAAGAATAAGAATATTAGAAAGAAAAAACTATTGGAGAGAAAAATATAAACATGGCTTATCTAAACTCAAACATTCCTCCAATATACTGTAAAGTAAGAAAGGAGTATCTTTATGACTTTAAAGAACATCATGGAGAAAGTGAAGAATGTGTTATCTTCGCCATCACATCTATTTCAGGGCGTGCTATCTTATTTAACATCATGTTACCTAATGGTGCATGCTATTGGCGTTTGCCTATCTCAGCGTTTTTCCAAAAACAATATGATAGAGCCGATGTGCCGGATATGCAGACGCACGAGTTGGAATTGTGGAACAGTTTTAGTTACTGGCCTAGTGTTACTTGCTTCGATTGGTTGGATGGAATAAACGGAAAATATTTAGGTCTAGATAAAAAATTCTATCATGGAAAATATATTTTCACGATTGATTGGGCGCATCCAGACGTTAACATTTTGGATACTGAACATTCTGAAATACCTCAAGAACATAAGTGTGCGCATATATTGGCTCTTAATAACGGTAATTATGCAGCTCAGCCTAATAATCGTATTCTCTGGCACGTTAATAGTTATACTGTTAGTAACAGCTGGCCAGATTACAAAGTTCAAACTACATACTGGGATGCTGAAGATAACGACATGGTTACAGAGGACAGCGATAAAATGTTCTATGAAATGGAAAAAAAAGAACAAACGTTAAGTGAAATGTTGCAAGAAGGGTTTGAGAAAGAGAGAGAAGAAGATAAAACTTACGAATGATAGATAGATGGATATATAGATTTTTTGAGGCACTAGACAAAGCGGGGATCTTAGTTGATAATATTATCCAACGTATGAGTGAGATAAAAATGAATTATTATTTTACAGGTGCATTAATTGTAATGTTGACGTTTCTAGCTTTCTGCGGAGGTCCAGGTGTCCAATAAACCCCTCAACATCGGAGAAGAAGCGCGGGTGCAGATGCCTATGAAAACGGTGGCTAGCCTGATCGTGCTCGTAGCAATGGGCGTGTTCGCTTATACGGAGCTTACTGCGAGGTTAGTCTCGTTAGAGACATCAAGAGAATTATTTGAAAATGATTTGTTAAAGCGAAGTGAACAAGTTCCCATCGATCAGGAGCAGCATTTCCTTATCGAAGATTTGTATAAGTCTGTAGAGAAAATGGAAGAAACTCAAGAGATGAACATGACTAATAAAGTAAATATCGAATTTTTAAGAGAGCAACTAGATCAAGCATTGTCTGATATTGAAGTTCTTAAAGACAAAGTTAGAGCAAATGGGAATCATCAATGACAGGTTTATTTTTTATAGGTATTGTAGTTTCAATTTTTGTATTATCTTTATTAATATATGTGAGGAAATATGACTGAGTTAGTGGTGGCCCTACTTATGATTATTAATGGAGAGATTAAGGAAGCACGTATCCAGACATCAATGTCTGAATGTCTCAAAGGGTCACGTGTAGCAAAACGTCAGTTAAAATCTGATAGTAAAGTCAAGTATCAGTGCATAAAGTCGATGGCAGAATTAGAGTTAAATATTGATGGATCTAAATCTATAAAAAAATTAATACTGGAGTAATTATGGAATTGACACGAAATTTTAGTTTACAAGAATTAATTAAATCGGATACTGCAATTAGATTAGACATAAATAACAATCCTAATTCAGGTCAGATAGAAAAATTAAAAGCACTTTGTGAAAATATTTTGCAACCAGTTCGGGACCACTTTGGCAGGGTCAAGGTGACGAGCGGATTCCGTAGCGAGCAGCTGTGTCTAAAGATAGGTAGCTCAGTCAACAGCCAACATGCCCGTGCAGAAGCTGCGGATTTTGAAGTGATGGGCACAGACAACGCTGAATTAGCTGACTGGATCAACAAGAACCTAGACTATGATCAATTAATATTGGAGTTCTACACTCCTGGTGAGCCAAACAGTGGGTGGATACATTGTAGCTACACACCTGATCAACCAAGAAAACAATTCTTGCATGCGTATAAATCAGAAGGTAAAACAAAATACAAACCAATAATAGGAAAGGCTAAGGATTTAATATAATGCCAATAGGAAGATCACAAATAAGAAAACAAGTAGAAGGTAAATTAAGAGGCGCG